GATACTGTACCATGTAATGTTAATGCCATCTAACTCTCCAATGCTGTAATTCTAGCTTCTAATTCTTGTATTGTTTTGACTAGCAAAGGTACAAGTTTGCTTTGGTCTATTTGTTGCATTTCTTCTGCATCTTTTTCTCCTGTTATAGCCTCAGGTACTACAGTTGAAACTTCATGAGCTAAGAAACCATCTAATGCTGTGTCTGTATTATCAGCTATCCAATTAAACCTGCATGGTTTTAATTGTTTCAATCTTGTTGTTGCATCAAATGTATAATCTACATTTTCTTTTAATCTATAATCTGATGATGTGTTAAATGAAGTAGCACTTCCTGTTACACCAATACTACCAACTCCAGTAGAATCTTGATGAAAAGTCATTGTAGAGCCAGTAGAAGATAATCTGTTTAAAGCTATAGCAACACCACCGTCACTAATTAATTCTAATGAGCCATTCTTACTACCAGTATCATTGTAACAACCACCTGCTGTTGTAAATGAATTAGTTGTTTTTCCAAGTAGTATTTGACCACTACCAAAAAACTGCACTTGGTCAGTACCACCAATTTTTAAATCTACTCTATCATCAACACTTGCATGGATTGAGGTATCTGCGTCTGCGTCTAAGACCAATTCGTTGCCTTGACAATCTATTGTAGAGCCAATGGTCATTTTTGTTGTACCTGCTGATTGAATATCAAGTGTTCCTGATGTATCAGATGTTATCTTTAATCCATCACTTGTATCTGCATTGATCTTGCTAACCATCTTTTCTCCTTTACAAAATTACTAGTCGTTCACCGCTAGGCACAGTTAAGGTAACACCACTATTTATCGTGAGTGGTCCCACTGCATGTGCAGATTTGCTACTTGTTATTGTGTAATTCGTTGTTACTGTTCTAGAATTTTCAAAAAATATCTGGTCTGTTCCCCCGCCTGTCGCACCTGCCGTAGCTGTTGCAAAAGATAAATTTCCTGATCCATCAGTTTGAATAACCTGATTTGCAGTGCCATCAGCGGCAGGTAATACAAATATCTGATCACCTGTCAATGCAGGTGCCTCAAAACCTACAAAGTTTGAGCCTTCCATGAATCTAAGTTCTTTGTTGCTACCACCTAAAACTAAATTACCAGTAACAGTTGCATCACCACTTGTCGTTACTGCGCCACCATCTGCAATGGTTATGGCATCATCACCATCTGTGAATTCTATCAATGCAGTTCTTATTGAATCAGATTTGAAATATTCTACTGTGTCATTGGTTTGGTCTAATTCTAAGATTGGAATATTGCCATCATTATCTTCATTTCTTATGTATAGAATATTTGCAGAACTGTCATACCATAATTGGTTGGCATATGTTGTGCTAGGTGCAGATGTTCCTGAAGATGTACTTGCCAATGCTTGTAAAGCACTATTCAGGTCTGTACGCGTAGCAGGGAATGTTTGGTTTGCTATACTAAAATCATTTTGACTCATCAAATCACCTTATTATTAAATTGTCTTAAATATACCATAGCATTTAACTACTTTCTAGGTATCCGTAGCCTTTTGCAACATAATCAAAAGATCTATCAACGACTGAACCACTAGAATTTTTAAATTTTATGGTAAAACCTGTTTCACTTTTTGATGTAAGTTCATAAAAATCACCAGTCGCCAATGATTGTGCTGATATCCCTAAACCCTGTAATTCTTTAAATGCAGGTGAGAATGTAATCGCTTTGCCACCACTTGCTGTGCCTGATGCGACATCATCTTCTGCAGTCGTTCTATCTGGCATATCAATGGTAGCAGATAATACACTTATTGCAGGTGTTACACTAGATACAAAACCTTGCAATTGTGTTCGTATTTTTATATATCTACCTTTATATTCGCCTAATTGATAACTTCTGAAATCTGTATAAGTTGAATTATCATTTGATACCGATATGAAATGTTCTACATTGATATCATTATGATCTTCGTATGATCCATCAAATAAGCCTTCTCTGTCATCAAAATTGCCATTTATTGCATCAAATAATGATGCTGTATCAAATCTTGTAAAAGTGGTGCTTATGGTGATTCTGCTTGAATATATTGCCCCTAAATCAATAACTGGGAAATCATAATTACCTTCACTATTGAATGATGAGGTATTGCCTCCATCATCAAAATTACCTGTGGCATCATCAAAATTACCTGTTGTATCATCAAAAAGTATGCCTTCAATTAATTGAAGAAATTTTGTACCATCTCTTGTAACAATTTCTAAATCTGTACCTAATGTACCTGCAGTGAAATTGGGGCTTTGTGTAGATGTAGTAACAACATTGAGATCATTATTAATTCTATTAAGTATTATCGCAGATTTGGTTGCATTTACAGATTCTAGATTGATCACATCAATTGCCTTAATCATATATGTACCTGTTTGTGCAGGTAAAACTATACTATTGGCAGGTTTACCAACCTTTTTGGCTACAATACTACCTTCTTGAAATGTTGCAGATGATGTATCAGATGTATGCCTGATAACATAATGCGATAAATCAAGATCAGGAATAGGTGTCCAATTAAGATGTACGAAATCACCTATTACATTCGTTGAAAAATTAGTTACATCACTTGGTGGTGCAGTTTTACCAATAACTTCATGTGATGTTGTTGTAAATTCAGAATGAACATTAAATGCGTTTATTGATCTTGCTCTTACTTCATATATTGCACCATCTTGTGCATTTACCAATTCAAATATATTTCCCTTACTTCTACCTAATGTAATAAATTCTGCACCTGTTTCATTTGTATTTTTTGCCTCAACTTCAAATTCATTTGTTGTACCTTGACTAGAGGAACATACAACTTTTAATACTGTTATTGGTGTTTCTGCATAAATTCTTAATTCATCTGTTACAACGATAGCAGGAACTGATACATCTTCTGGTCTTGGTAATGTCGTGTTATCTAAAACAAATGCTGATTCTTCCGCATTCCAATCATATACGCTTGATGCTGTTTCTTTCAGAATAACATTGATACCTATATTTTCTGTACCTGAATCAAAAACCCATTCTGCCACCTCAAATACTTTATTCGTAAAACCAAGCCTTGTATTAGATACCTGCACTGTATCACCTACTTGCAATTTGAAACCTTTCATACTCAACTTGGCACTTAAAACCATTTGTTGTCTATTTTTGAAAAGTGTTATCTTTGCAATTCTTTGTGCCATGGCACTCGATTTTGTAAATGGTAAATCTATATCTGCGAATATTGTTTCACCATCGGCATCTACGAATGTAGAACTTGTAACCATCGGATAATCACTTGGTTGGAAATTTGTTTCATCTGATGTAAAAATACCTTTTACTGTATTAAATAATTCTTTTCTTGATTGTTTCGTTTGTAGATTTATTTGTGAAATAAAATCATCTTCATCAAGCGACATGGTTGGTGATACATATTGCCCACCTTTCAAAACAAATTTACCATTGGTGTAAGACAATATGCCTACACATGATGTCAGCATATTTTCAATTATATTCATAGGTGCAATATCGTTATATACAATACCGTGTGTTTCATATTTATTTTCTGTGCCACCACCTGATAATGTGATATCAGTATCTGCAAGATTTGCCATTGTGGTAAATGATGTTGTATCTATTGATGATGTAGATATACCTAAACCTAATCGTGTATCTGTTAGATAATCGAAAAGGCATAATGCTGGGTTACTTGAGAATGCAGTTGATGAATCTCTAAAATCAAATAATTTCTTGCCTTTTATCTGTGCTGATACATTAGGTAAACCATTAGGGAAAATATCTGAATCATATTCTAGTCTTATATATATATATGCAATACCTGATAATTTATGATTTGCTGTCCACTTACTTGATGCTGAGACCAAATCTGCATCTGCTGATTGTGAATCTGTACCTGTATGTAATTTTATTCTTACTTTTCTTTCACCTGTTAGAATATCAGAGGTTGCAGAAAATTTAGATGGTGATGTAACTCTATACCTTGCAACACCATTGGCATCTGTTCCATCTGTTGTGATTGTAAGTTCTTCATCATTAAAAAATATTTTATCGAATGATTGTATTTCATGGGAGGCTATTTGCACAATCAAATGAACAAAATTATTGTTATTTGTTGTGTCCATGAAAAGAATACCACCTGATTTTTTGGTTTCGCCGTATACCGTATCTCTAGATATAATTGGTTGTTTGACCATTAATGATCTATTTTGCAATTGAGAACTATACGAATCGCCACTTAATGATGAATGTGATATTTTCGGTCTTGGTGCTAATAATGCTGCGCCATAGGTTATGGCAGTAGCCATAAATACATTACCAGTTGTCGCAAGAACTATTCTGCCAATATCAGATTGTACAAAATCTGAGACTGCACCTGCAATCCCACTTATTGCTCTACCAATACTTTTTACTATTCCGCCCATTTATGATATTCCTTTGTAAATTTTGATCCTACCTTAGCAATGTTATTATGCTGATCTATTCTTAGATAATTTATTTTTTTATTTATACCACATTCTTTGACAAAATAATTTAAAATCCATTTCACCTGATAATTTACATCTTTTGTTGAGACGACATCAATGAGCCATATATTATTACCACCATTGATTTTATTTGGTGTACCTGTTTTTCTAAATAAATGTTGGTTAAGATCATCTAAAAATGCCCAACTTAGATATCCAATCACATCTTCTTTGTCAAAAAATAATTTGTATTGTTCTGTATGAATAAATGGTCGTAGATATTCTAATAAATCTAAGTCGCTTACGATATCATATTTTTGAAATTTCCTAAAAAAATAAATAATATCTAATGCATTACATTCAATTTCTTGTTCCACCGCCCCACACCAACGATTTATCTTGTAGATCATCTACAAATTCTAGACCTTTATCGCCAGAAAATAGTTGTTTTTGATCTTGATCTGTATATCTTTTTGCTTTTGCCTTTTCTAATGTAATTAATTTATTTTCTACTGAAACTCTGACTATAGATTCAACAGCGCCTTCTTGTATAGCCATAGTATCAATAAAACCATCGAAAACTTTATATGGTGTATCTACCATTTTGGTTTCATTATCTATGGTTGCGAGAACACCAAAATATATTTCAACAGTTATACCTTGAACATCTTCAGTTAATACTTCAGAAAGTATATTTGAATCAATTCCTGACAATGTTAATGTCATACCTGTTGCTTTGATGTCTGATGTTTCTTCTATATTAGATAACCCTAATAAGTTACCTGATCCAACATAGGTTTCACTATCAAAAAATAGATCACTATAACCTGTCCATAGATTCAATTTATTTGGCGAGAATCCAATAGATACTGCATAAAAAGGTGTAAATGAAGAACTATCAAGTTGTGCAGAAAAATCTGTACCAAGTGTTCTTGCCATTATTTACTCTTTTTTGTTTCTGCTTTGACTTTTCTTTTTTTCTTTACTGTTGTTTTTGTTTCTGCTGGTTTTGTTATTTTGATTTCTTGTGCAAGACCTTCATCAACGAATATTTTTGCTAATGTGCATTGCCATGGTTTATTACATTCCATAATTTCATCTTTTGAATATGTCTTTGTAACATTTCCACTCTCATTTGCAGTACCTACTGCATCTTGTAACATCTTAATTTGCATTTTTTTCTACTCCTAGTTCGTACATTTTTTCTAAAACTTGTTCCCATGATATTGGCATAGATTCCCATACAATACCACCATATAAGTAATCAATACGATTTTCTAAATTACCGACAATTTTGAAACGAGCATGGGGATCAATCTTTTTGATTGCTGTGATTATATCCATTTCTTTATGTGTGAAAGGCATATGTATACTCATATTTTATTAACTCCGACAAGTAGGGTGTGAGCTTACCCTACCTGTCTAACCTATTTCTAGGATTTGTTATGCATCAACAGAGTCCATAGCATTACCTAAGACTGCTTGAATACTAATAGGTGTACCATTTGAATGGGTACCTGTAGCATCAATTTTCACTCTTACATATCTTTTGCCACCAATATAGCCAATTTGGCTTGTTTGTGGTGTCTCTCCATTTGCATCTAGTGTTAAGAAAATGCCTGATCCATCTACACTACCCTCAGTTACACTTGTTGAAGATGTAACTGCAGTAAATGTTGAATCATCATCAGATTCTTGAAGAATGAAATCAAACTTCACACTACCTGATAATGTATCGCCTTCTATACCACTATTTACTACGAACATAACAGACTCGAATCCCTGTCTGTCAACTGTTGTGCCATCTGTGTCGGCAGTAAATACCTTCGCATCTTGGCAGGTAACAGCTTTTGTTATATTTGAAATATCTCTCATGTTAGCCTCCCTTAAGCACTAATGTTTTGTAGTTGAATTGCTTCTGGTAGTACAACTGCACCACCAACCCTTTTACGCGCAACATATCTAATATTACCTGCTGTTGCTTGACCATATGGATCACGCAATACAGACATATTAACTCTATCTACGATAGTATATGCTCTTGCAAAATCACCGAATGCAACTGGTTTAGCTGATCCACCGATTGCAGGCATATCTGTAGCTAGTGTATATGGGAAACCAACTAATGTTGTTGGTGCGCCACTGACTAGATTCAAGCCAACATGGAATATTTTTTGACCTTCGCCATCTTCTAATTGTAGAATTTTAGCGAATGTTGCTCTACTGAATACGAAACGAGCATTGCTCAAGTATTCAGATTTTACTGCATAAACCAAATCTAATAATCCATTGGCAGTTAATGCAGAGCCACTACCTGAATTGGTTGTGCCTACACCTGCTGTTGAATCAGTAAATCCTAATGGTTTACCAATGCCTGTTCCTGATACGAATGATGTACCTTCAAGCAATGCGAATCTTTCAGCGAATTCACCTGCCATTTCTGACTCTAGGTTAAATGCTGAATCTTCAAGCAATGATTGAGATATATCAACAATCGCAGACATTTCGTGTGCATCAATAGACATCATGCCTGTTGTGTACCCTGTGGTCTCTGCTCTTGTTGCAGTTTCGCTTACGAAAGTTGCAGAGAATTGACCAGTCCTTTTAGGAATTTCGATACCACGCTTATCTGTTTGTCTTACTCTCGCAATCTGTCTGATTGGTGAGATTTCAGTAACAGTTTTAATTAACTCAGCTACATACTCAGTAGGTGCATAAAAACCACCTAGAGTATCATCTGATTCATATAATGCTTTTGTTTCTTCAGGATCAACTTGACCTTTTCTCAGATAAGAATCAAATGCTTTCATTTGTAGATTTACAGTTTTTGAATTTGCTGTTTCTGGTCTAGCAAGTGTACTTTCTAGTTTACTTAACTTTTCTTCAGCTTCAGCAAGATTCTTTTGTTGTATTTCTACTGTTTGTTTTAATTCAGCATTTTCTGCAACATCTTCTGAGAGTTTATCAACTTTCTCTTGAAGTAAAGGATCAGCATGACCTTTTTTTTCGATTTCTTTTAATCTTTTATCATTTTCTTCTTTAAAGTCTGAAAATGACTTACCAAGATTTTCTAAAATCGGTTTAATTTCTTCTGACATTTTTACCTCTTTAGTTTTTTAGTATGTTTGATAATTGCTTGATACCTTCAATGTCTTCTTTATCGACTACATCTCGTACATCTTTGCCAAAGTTTTTATGTAGGTAGCTTGCTATTGATTTACAAAGATCAGATGAGAATATGCCTGTATCCCACAAAACATTTTCTACACTTCTCGTTGTAATTTCACCATTAGCCATTTTGACTTTATCAATTTTGGCTTTTGGATTCATTGGAAAGGTAACCATTGAGACTTCCATTAAGTCTACTTCTTTGATTACTCTTTTTCGGCTTTTTTCATCATAACTATACCCTTTAGGGTTAAGTCTGTAGCCTATTGACATAGAGTTTATAGCTCCTGCCTTCATTAATTCGTATGTTTCTCTTCCTCTTTGTGTACCTAATACCAATTTGCCTTTTATTTTGAGACCTTTATTATCTTCTTCAATTGATTCAATTACACCAATTGGCTCATCAGTTTTATGTTGATAGAGTAATTTTATTTCTTTCGGTTTCTTTTTATGTATTGATTTAGAAAATGCGCCTTTTTCAATAACATCATTACCTAAATCTTTATTACCGAATACAGATGCATATCCCTCAAACTTACCATCTTCGTCAGTATCAAGTTCTTTGTACTCACAATTAAGATCAATAATTTCTTCTGATACATCTTCAAGATAATCTTCTGCTAATTCTGGCATATTTTACACCTCTTTAATTAATAAGTGTATTCTAGCAATAAAAGTGCTAATTAATCAACAAGATCATCTGCATCATAGTTAAAAGTGAAACATCTGCAATTTATAACATTTGATGCACCACCTTTCATATCACCAGGGTATGCCATTGGTTTTTCTACGAATCCACCACCACTTACAGGTGTCATAACCAAGAAATCCTTATCTGCATCTACTTGCATTAGATTCATATTTTTATGCCATGATCTAGTTCTCTCATCAACAGCTGATGCCCATTCCTTGATTGGTCTGCTCAATCCAAGGTTTTTAATTATTTCTTGATTTCCGAAATTCATGGCTTGATGCGTTTCTGTTCTTGCTATCATAGTAGATCGCCACAGAGAAAATGCGACTGATTTCTCAATGTTTTTTGCAATGGTATTTATCTCTTGCCCTGTATCTAAACCTCTGGAAATCTCTAATTTAAGAGATGCTCTGGTTGTTTCTGTGATGTTCGATACATTCATTGCTGAAAATTGTGATGAATACTGTGTAATTATGGGATCTATGGTGTCATCTTGCTTTTGCATTCTTTGTTTTTGAATTCTATCTTTCATGGTTTCCATGATTCTTCTTGTACTTCTATCAAATATTTTTGTTAATTCTGTTTGAAATCTTGTAAATGTTTCAGATGATATGTCTTGATTTTTAATAAATTCTTTTGATGTAATATCTCTGTATTTATAAAATAAATTTCTTATATCTTTTCTTACAGAATTACTTAATGTAAGCAATAATCTAAGTAATTGTTTATATTCTTTTTGTCTATTTAATCGTATTTTTGCCATAAATCATTATAAGGGTTTCTTCTAGTAATTCTTGTTGTGTACCCCACTTTTCAGTAAATTTTTTTGAATTATAATGATATGCCTCATTTGATGTCCTGTGATGATATGGGCATAAAGGTATGGTTTCATAATGGGTTGATCTTTTAGACATTCTGCCTTGCTTGATATGGTGTATTTCTGCAGGTGTATCATTGTAACCCATTTTTCTACATACAATACAACACAAATCAGCCACTTTTCTTAGATGTTCTTTTTCTTTTTTTGTCATCTGCTCCCCCTGTCATCTCATCAGGGAAATGAATTTCCCAACAATCAATGATACAGGATTTAATTATAACAGATATACCACCTATGCCACTATCTTTAGTTAATGAGTTTGCAATCTTCAAACAATCTTCATCTTCTTCAACCAACCAACCCACAGTTCTTGCAATCTCGAAATTCATTGATCTTGGATTATCAACCCAACCACCATCTGCTGTATGATCTTGCCAATCAACACACAACATAGGATATTTTTTTTCTATATCATCAAGATCACTCATGCTTTATATTTTTTGCCTCTAAACCATGCCGATCTGTATCTATTGCTTACTTGTACCAATTCAGGTGCCACAGTTTTTTCTATGGGATCAATGGTTACAACAGCAAATCCATTATTCCAATCATTTGCGATTGCATCTTCAAGATATGGGTGATAACTATCTGACAGATGTCCTGTTTGTATAGACATACTTGAAGTTGTATATGTGTTAAAAGTTCTTGCATTAAGTTGGTGTGTATGACCTGTAATGATATGAATACCTGCACGCATAGAATTTTGGTATGCTGTATGGATACCACCTCTAAGTCTGTGCTTGATCATAACTGTATCATCAATAAGGTGAGACATTGCCCAATCCCAATCAGGAAATAAACTCGATATTTTAAATGCTTCTAAATCTTCAAATGCCCTACCCCACGACATTGCAGCTTTAGATAGTCTTGTTTCATGGTTACCGAATGTTGCTATTTGTTTTATTGGGTATTTTGCCTTATCAATTATTCTTTGTATCTTATTCAATTGAGCTTGTGAATCGTATATTTCTTTTTGTACTGTCCTCTCTTTAGGTCTGATCTCAGTATGAAATTTGGCAAAACTTGATAATACAGATAAATCCATAATATCACCATTGGCGACAATACATTTTAATTGTCTTGTTTGTACCAAATCTTTTAATACTTTTAACATTATCTGGTATGAGGGTGTTTCGTGTCCCTCAAAGTGAGCATCAGAGAATACGAGAATACAATAAGGAACATCTGGTGAAATAGAGACATGATTAGTTAATGGTGGTAGATTCTCTCGTTCTAATCTCGTGCTTTGGTTGTATTTATTATCATGTGGTTTTAACTCGATACCTGTCATTTCTTCAGCTTGTTTTCTATAGAATGACATGGTGCCACCATCTGTAGATAAACCAAGATATGAAAATACATCTTTTTGACTTTTCATATCTGGTAGATTCCATGCACGAACGATATCGTGTGCTGTTTTTAGCGAAATACTGGACCTATTTGTGCTAGGCATAAAGCCTCCTATTTTTTAGATGATAAAGGGTGATCACTTGGTAGCAAATCTAAATCAAATTTGCCACTTCTAAACCTTCCTGTTCTCACTGCAACAAGGAAAGCATTCACTCTAGCATATGCCCATCTATCCTCTCCACCACTAGCACGCACGCTTGGTCTTACAGAACTTGGATTGGTACGATATGCACCAACACCTCTTCTGAATACTGCCCCTAACATTCTGACCGTAACCTTTTTACCTTTTTGATTACCATATTTTTCATTATGTTTATCTACCTTACCTTGTAGACCTTTTTTAACAGATTCACTCAATGGCGCTTTTTCTTCAAATAATCTAACATCTTTTTTATCGACACATGCGCCTTCAATATATTCAAAATCATCTTCTTTTTCTTCTTCTCGCATTATTTGATTTCTTTTAGTTTTTGACCATGAGAAACCTGCATCACCACCCCACAAAGCCCATGCGATTCTACCTGCGCTTGGATAACCCTTTTCGCCTCTGTCAAAGCCTTCAGCTTGTTTATCTACTTCATGCCTTGAAAAGAATGAGTACATTCTTAGAACTGTATTTGGTGACATTTTTTCTTTATTGACCAATTGATTGGCTCTCGCCACACCTACTTGTGTTCCACCACGATTAAACTCTTTTCGCCATTCTAAACCTCTTTTTGCTTCTTCTGCCATGGCATCTGTACCTGTTAAATCTAAATCGCTTATGGCTTTATTGTCTCTGAGTCTTTGTTCATATTCATCATGTGTCTTGCATGGCATATACACCATTTGACCATCTTTGTTGTGTGAATGTATTCCCTGACAACCTATTTCTTCAGCACGGTCAATTGCCTCTTCTTCTGTTGTGAATGTATCTACATCAACAGCCTCTTTTGTGCCATAAATTGCATTAAAATCTTTTTGAGCACCATCAGGATCTACAGGTTTTGCATTGTCTTGATTACTAGAGCCACTAACTTCACCAATAGGAAATAAATTACTTGGTATGTATAGATCATCACCACCTGATACTTCTTCTAAACCTAATCGTTCTCTTGCCTCATTTCTTGTCAAAATACCCGCTTGAACACCACCAACAACATTCTCGTATATTTGTTTTCTTTTTTCTGTCATTGCAGGTATTGAATCAATATCATATCTAATTGAAATATTACCTTCATACAAAGGTGATAGAAATTCGTTTAAATCAGATTCAACTCTGTTTAAAAGAGGTATTATTGTTTCTTCATAAAGAGATAATTTAGCTGTTTCCATATTTGAATATGTATTCGCCTCTGGTATTCCTATCAATTGTGCAGGTACACCAAATGTTAGTGCTATTTCTCTTGCAGACATATTTGCCAATTCTAAGAAATCCATATCTTTTGGCGAAAGACCTAATTGTGTATAGTCAAAATCACCTTCAAGTAGCATTGGTCTGCCTGAATTATGGCTACCTTGAAATCTAAATTCTAAATCTTCTAATAATCTTGCTCTTTGATCATCTGTCAATTGCGTAGACATTCCTGATTCATCTGTTGGTTTGAATTTCAACATACCACTTGGTGTTGCACCATTTTTTAATAATGCAACATTATGTAGACCTGCTAGATTATGTTGGTCAATATTATATGCTGATGCCATCATTGGCGAACAACCATAGTAGTCATCAAGTGGATTCCATAGCTTTATATGTTTGACTTGTGAGAAACCATTTGTTTGATCTACTGTGTATTTTTCTTTTTCTACACCATTGATAACATAATCGTAAGATTCAGGTATTACGGTTGTACTCGGTCTTATTTGTACCCTATCAGGTCGTAATAAATATAATTCATTTGGCATTTTGACTTGGTCTGAATCTCTAAGAATATATGTATTGCCTGAAATCATAAGAAATGAATATAAACTTGCAAAGAATTCTATACCACTTTGTGTAGGATTAGGTCTTTTGAGCAATGAAATTAATTCATGGTTTTCGAGCTTTACATCATCATCATATACGCATAAATCAACAGCTGATGCACTATTTGCAATTAGTTGAATACATCTGTGTACGATTGCATTGTCTGTGTAGCCTTCTTTTGCATAATCTTTGTATCTTCTTTGACCTTTTTGTGATTCAGCAGCCAATTTATTGATCATAATTTTAGGTGCTTGTTTTGTTTCTGTTGTAACTTTTTTTTCTTTTACAAAAAACTTATCAAAATATCCCATTTAACTAATCCTAAATATTGCTTGACCTGAACTTTGTAATGAGGTTATAGCCCATACCAATGCATCAACTCTGTCATCATGTTGTGATTTTACATTATTTCCTGTGAATTGACACATTTGTTCTTCTAAATCTTTTAATATTCCTACATGATGAACTTTATTTTGTTCATATAGTGCTGATATTGGCTCTGCTCTGATAACTTTACCTCTTGTTGCCCTAACACTTTTATAGGATATATTTTGCTCTTTTGTGCGTAAAAGTCTTTCAATCAGATCACCACCATTGTTTACTTCTGCTACTATCCTATCGCAATCATATTGATGATACAAACTAATAGCCTTGTTTATCCATACATCAGGATTATTTATCATGCTTGAATCATTGAGAATATAGAAATGACCTTTACTATCTCTACCTGCAACAACAATACCTGTTTCATCTGAATGGGGATTATTGGTAACTGCAGGATCAATAGCAACAACTATCCTCTCTAAGTCTGGTGTTTCTTCTACCCTTGATTTCTCAATCAAATCAATATTAAATAATGCACCTTCTATATCTTCTAAGATTTCCGCATATAATTCTTGTCTACCTAGTCTTGTTCCCATATATCGTTCTTTTAACATTTCGATAGAAGAACTTGCAAGATTATCCATGTTTTCAAATGTTGTGCCTCTAATAACTTTTGTATCTTTTCTTTTTGCTAATGTTTTTATAATCTTTGTTGGTCTTGGTGTTGTTGTAATAATACATTTTGGCTCTTGTCCCAATCTCAATGCCATCATCAAGTTATCAAATGACTCAGGGTATCGCCATGATGCTAATTCATCACACCATACTCTGTGAAACTGTACACCCCTTAATCTATCAGGCTCTTGTGCAGGGAAACCCATAACTTTAGAGCCATTGAAAAAGTTTATTTCGTTATTAGATTTGTTATATCCTGATTCATCAAGTAAATCTCTGTTAATGACATTCATAATTCCACTATCACCAGTAAATACAACCCTTCTTAAATCTGAATATGTTGGTGCTACTACACCACAGGTTACATTATCATTCATCAAACAATATTGAATTATGTCATAAGCGCCACATAATGTTTTACCCCACCCACGACCACATAAAAAGAGATAGATATTATAATCAGGATCATCTACGACCAATTGGTTTGGTCTTGCTTTTTTAATCCAATCAGTGAGTAGATTTGTTGCTATCTTCTTGCGATAGCTTAGAATCTCGTATGTCTGTGATAAGTTTTCTAAATTTATCATTTTCTTGTGAACTGTCTGTTACCTCAATTACATTATGTTCTTTCCAACCTGCTTGTGTTTTTAACCAAAAGATACCTGCTGTAACAGCACCATTTGATTCACTCGTAGCAATCTTGAAAAGATTATTTGCAACTTGAAAATTAGCAGTAGCTTTCCCCTCTCGTAGTTCTTCTTGGTAATATTTATACAATGTTGGTTTACTTATGCCAAGTAGAGAACATATTTGATCATGGGGTAATCCCATACCTGATGCTTTCTTTACAATCTCGCGTTTATCATCACTAATATTTACTTCTTTTGGCATATCTTTTTTATAGAGTAAAAATAAATACTCATTTTCTTTTTAATTTAAGACCATAATTATTATTATTTTCACTAAATGTCAATCCTTTCTTCAAGATCAACTTGTTTTGTTTCTTAAATTTTCTGTAATTAACCATATGATGCCATCTGCCATACTTCATTTTAAGATCAGAGCAATCAGGGTGAGCTTTAACTAGCATTTGAGATTTAGGCAAAGTGCCTTCTTTTTCATAGAATTCTTTGGTATTACCACCTTTTAATGTTTGTGTTCTTGCTTTGTGTTGAAGAAATACATTGAATTGCACAGTACACCAACCTTTTTTTAGCATATCTAGTGATAATATTGTGTCTTCGTTATACCTACCTCTCCATCTAAAAGGTATATCGTTTCTTATAAGGTTACAGCTATATATTCTGGTATTAATTGTGAATGGTCCATAATCGGCACCTGCATTATCTACAACAAAAAATGCATAGTTAGGTCCCGCCATGCCTATATTCTTATAGCGTAGACAAAAGTCTTCCATAACACGCCACATGACACCAGATTTGCAATCAATTCTCTTGTTATGTTGAAATCGTTTGAACTTATGAATGTTATCGTCCATAACCCAATGCCATTTGTAGCCTTCTGACATAGAATGTTCCCATATGAAGTTTCTAGCACCACCTGGTCCTTTAGATTTTTTATATTCAAGATCATCAAGTGTGTCGTATTCATCTTGATATCTTTTATCAAGAACTAATAATTTAGATTTATCTACATATCTACAATATTTTATATATTCTTGTTCTTCTATGACTAATTTGTATGGTACTTTTTGTTCTTCTAAGGCATCAGCTGTCAATCTTTGTTCGTATCTTCCTTTTGTTGGTATGTAGAGTGGGAATTGTGGTAGAAGATCACTCATATGTTTTGTCTTTCAATACCCTTTGTGGTCGTTCATTGAAATAGATTGTTTTGGTCTTATCTGTAACAGATTGGTTAATTAACTGTGCAAATTCTCTCACTTGTTCATCATTGTCGAAGTGTAAATATATCGTTCTGTATGGTTTATTATCATCATGGTCAAAATCTGGCATTTCTTTCCAATGTTCTTTTGCCATATCTGAATCAAAGTATGTCTCATCACCTTGAAATGTGATCATGTTTTCAAGTTCTTTTTCTTCAAAACCAAGACTATCAAGATCAAAGTTTGAATCTAACAAATCACCAAATTCTTTGTTAAGTTTTGGAAAGTCCCAATCTGAATCTTGATTTGTTCTATTGTCTGCTATCCTGTATGCCTTTACATCTTCTGCACTCATATTCTCTGCTACAAGAACAGGTATTTTTTGAAGATTGAGCTGTTTTGATGCCTCGTATCTTGAATGACCAACAATAATAACATTCTGTGTATCTACAACAATCGGTTGTTGAAATCCGAATTTTTTTATAGATTCTGCTACTTTTGTTACGTTATTTTTTATGCGTGGATTATTTTCATATGGTACTATTTCTTTTATATCTTTAAGAAGTATATTCATATGGAATTTAATATACCACTAATGAGTATAATAACACCAATAAAATTAACAAAAATCAGTGGTTTATCGTTTAGAATGTAAGCAACGATCAACCAACCTAGTATGCCAAATAACTGAATATATAAATTTAATGGGAATATATTGTATGCTGTCAAACATAAACCGAATGTTAATATTATAGAACTAAGCCATTTAATATTTTCTGTGTTTTTTATCAAAGTCTTGTACTGTATGAAATGATCTACTCTGTCCTGACCATTTGAGAGTAACACTTCCTATGTTTCCATACAAATCAAGTTCTCTTACCTTAGCAATTCTTACTTCAGTCTGTCCTAGTTCAAAATCTCTTGTTACAATCACGCCGATATCTGCTTTATTGTTAAAATGAGAACTTCCTGATATAGAATACAAACTATCTACGACAAATTTACCATCAGGATTTCTTATTTGTTTGTTAGGGTGTGCTACCAAGAAACTCATGCTTTCTGTTTCTCTGTTGAATCTTTTAATTTTTGAAATAACAACTGATATATGCTCATCTTCTCTTAAAATGGTACGATTAGGGTTTATCTCGTTGTATGGATCAATAATTAATGCATCAATTCCTAGTTCATTTGCACAAAAATAGGCTTTTTCAAGAATCCAATCAATATCAGGACTATCTGATTTCTTATCAATGAACCAAAAATGCTTGTCTATAAAGACCAATGCTTGTCCTAGTTCTACTTCTGACATTCTATTTGTAAACATCTTATCAAATGGTTTTTTCGTATATTTTTCAATTAATCTTTTCACATTCATAGCAAGAGAATGTTCAGGACTGAAAATGACAAATTTGAAACCATCAGAAATTGCTAGATTCATTGCTATATCATAACTTAATGAACTTTTACCACTGTTTGGTGTACCTGTGATCACAGTAAAGCAAGGTTTTACAATCTTCCAATACTTATCTAAGGTTTCAAAACCAGTAGAATACTGTTTATGAGACTTTCCATTGTATAAATCTAATACAGAATCGTAGAGATCATTCGCTGTATATATACCATCAGTCTTTTTTTCTACCATATATTACCCCGCCAAAAAGTTTTTATTCTTTAGTATTATATTAGTATTATGTGAAGTATTTTCACTTCCAAAATCTTTAGGAATCATCAACCTGTATCTGTTGTGATATTTTTTGCCTTTTCTTATTTTAATCTTAACTATGAGCTTTAAAACCTCTAATCGCTTTATATGATCAATAACGCACCTGCTCGAACAACCTGCCTTTTTCGCGATATGTTCTTGCGAGGGATAACACTCATTTTCTTCATTGCAATAGTTTGCCAATAGAATCAGTACTAACTTACTAGTGGGGTGTTTACAATTTTTCTTTAATGCCCAACCTATTGCCCTAAAACTCATAAAATCCAGTCATCTGGGCGTACTAACTTGTCTGTGTGTTTATAGATCATGACCATTTTTGCAGGCTTTGGTGTTTTATGGTGATATATATATCCTGACAATGTTGATGCGTTTATGCCTGATTTCTTAGAGAATTTTGCAACAGACATATGATTGCTTTTTAAATATTCTTTTAATTTCATCTGAGTATTATATATTCTTTTTGAATATATATCTATAAAAGATATAAATAATTTGATATAATGACCACAGAGGGTAGGTGAGCTATCCCTCAAATATGAAAAGTGAGGTAACTATGAAAAAAACCAAACCAATCGTGAATGTAAAAACTGAAGATCGAATAAAAACGATTGACACCATTGAAAGAGGTGTTGATCAATTTATGAAAGATCATGTAATCATCAACACAAGTGATCCTGCATCAGAAAAAAAGATAACAAAAGGTGTTAAAGATCACTTGATGAAAAAGGCAAGAAAAGAAGTAGAAGAGGTATTTGACAATGAGTGATGAAAGACCTGTTGAAAAATACATTAAAAATAACCATGGACTTACACATGAACATCATGTTTATTTAATGAAGGCAAAGAATGATATTCAAAAAATTGATCTCAAACCAAAAGGGCAAGGTCAGTATCAGAATCAGTATTTACCTTTAGAGCAGATTATTGAAGAAATTGAACCAATAATGAGAAAACATGAATTTCATGTTCATTTTGATGAAATTATACAAGATAATCCAAACATTCTTATATGCAAGATGATCTGTGTATTCGTGAAAACAGGTACAGAGATAATAAAATGCGTTCAAATGCCATGTGATAAGGCAACTTCACAGGGTAGAAAAGGTGCATGGACATATGCAAAACGCCAATGTTATCAAAACCTGTTGTCATTACCTGACAAAGATAACGATGGTCTTGAAGATATGACTTATCTGCAAAGATTGAAAGCTGTTGGTGAAATGACAAAAGACTTTAAAGATGATGAAGGCAACAGTCTTGAAGATGTACGAGAGATTGCTGAAAGAAATTATTGGATAAAAGTTAAAGGTGATAAAGCCAAAAGAAATGACATCACGACAAAAGATAAAAAACCTACGAATCCATTAGATGCTCTTAAACAACAAGATCAATAATAATGGTTTCGGTACACCTCTAGCTCATTTTCCTGAGTTAGAGGGTAAGGTTGAGCCAATGTTTTTGGCAATAAGTGGTAAGCCAACTGACGATCAACAAAAGCAATTAGATTCTTTTAAAAATTACAAGAAACTAGAAAAATTCGTTAAAGGTCATTTCGGTTGGTGTAAATTAACATTATATGTGAGGTATAAAAAGTGATTATTCAAAATGAAAAAACTAAAATGGTAAAAAATCTATTGAAAAATTGTTTTACATTTGTTCACAAAAATAAACATATTCAGGTTATAAGTGTAAATCTTTCAAATGCTGAGTTCTCTTGGCGTGAAGATACACTCGATTATGTATTAGACCAATGGACATATGACATTGAAATTTTGTATGATGGCATTTCTTATAATATTTATGATTTAACATATTCAAACAGAGATGGAATGCCAATCGTGGTAGATGATGATATAAAAGAAATAATTATCGAAGAAATAAAAAATGCAGATGATTTGTTTACATTTTATGATAAAAAAGAGGTAACGATATGAGTATACATAAAAAAGATGAAAATGATAAAAAAGATACACTTAAATTTTATACAAATGCAAAACATGTTGACTATCCGAAACCACCTGTAATATTGCAAACAGGTATAATTGAAGATGGCTCAGACATAAAGAAAAAAACATTACTGGTACATGAGACATTTCATGGATCTGATAGCGATGGTAATGCTTTTGTTAGTGAAAATTTTGGTTTTTATATCAAGATTGGTAATTTTAAAAAAAATAAGTTTCAAGGGCAAGGTAATGCAAATAAACTCGCATATGGAACAATCCGATATGACCATAAGATGATTTCTTCAATAGAAGAAAAGAAATATGACATATGGGACAACCAAGATTACTATACTTATAAAGAAAATACATATGTTAAACCTGATGAAACACTTGACAATAAGGAAAAAAAATACAACGATTAGATAAATAAAAGAAAATGATGTGTAGGTTTTTCATAGTTGTTCCTCATAACACAGGCGATCAGCAAGGGTTGGTCGCTACACATCAAGAAAAAACCATTGACCAATTAAATCTAAATAAGGCAGAACGCAATGCCATTATGAATGATTTAAAAAACAAATTTAACGATCTTTATGATCTACCTAAATACAGTAAGACATATAAAATATTGAAAGAAAAATTAAATACTGAATCAGATATTCTTTGCTATAAATATGAGTGAAGAAGTATTTAAAAAAAATCTAAAAAATTTAACTCATTTGATTGAACAAGATTTGAATGATGTTGGTGTTAACGATATATTTTCAAAACTTTACAACTTACCACTTGACTCAGATGAATTAAGACAAGTGGCTTTAAAGTTCTATTCAATTAACAATATGCTTGGCACAAAAGATTTGATCAATGTAAAGATCAAAGAATAAAGTCCCAGAATAATGCTATCGCAGATATAATCAGTATCATCTTAATAGTATCAGGTAATTTATCAAATAGATTCATCATTTCATCAACTAGTTTCATATCAACTCCTGTTGTCTTGTATTAGTATATTCATCATTAAATCTAAAATCTACCAATCTATATGTCGTTGCATTGAATTTAGATTTTATGGGCTTATTAGTACAATCATTTAATGCTTGTTTACATGAATCACTTGATACAATCAAAACAGATTTACCATTGTGCTGAATATTTAATCCTTCGCATAAAGTTCCTTTTTTAACAACATAATCTCTTACAGATAAGAGTTTATCATTGTAATGTTTCTTTACATCTACGATAAGATAGTTATGTAAGTATTTATATTTCATTTTTTTTGCTCACTTATAAGTTTATTGATGTAACAAAGGGCTTTGTTTAAATCTTCAAGACCATTTTTGTCTTTCCATCTGCAAATATATTTGATTATATTTCCTTCAAGATATGTCATTTTCTGGTCAATTATGAAGTCCCAAACTTCTATTTTGCCCTTTGTGTAATGTTTTGGTTTTTTGATACAATCAGACATTCATTTGTTTAACTCTTTCAAAATGTTCAATTACCATTCTATCAGAGTCAGCTTGTTTTTGATCATATCCTTTATTAATCAATGTTTCATTCTTACCTGCATACAAGATAAGTCTGTTTTTACATTCATTAATACATTTTTCAATAAGGGTTAATTGTTTTTTAGTCATTGTAGTCCTCGTATAAAAGTTCTTTTATTGTTTTGTTTGTAGAAAAGTATCTGTCGCGTTCCATTGGTAATTTGAATGTCTTCGTTCTCAATGCATGAATTTCACGCATGTCAACTAAACCTATTTCTTTACAAAATAGATTTACAAGACCGAATGCAATGTCTTCTTCAGGATTGTATTCGGTCAATAACCAATACGAACTACCCTCTGGTAAGAATAGTTTTACAACAGGTTTCTCATTCCAAGAATTGTACTTGAATTTCTTGTAATTAGAAATGAGTTTTTTTTCTATAGGTTTTGTAAATAATAACATATCAACACACCCTAAATATTACTTTAAAGTTTTCTCGTTTTTCACATATATATTTTCGTTCTTCTTTAGAATATATATTTCTAA